TTATTTTGCAAGTCCAGAAGATAAGGGAGCATTTATTCAAAAAATGGGCTGGCAAGGGGAAAGCTCTGTAGCAGGAGTAACAATTAAATTATATAGAGAGTAGGTGGTTGAATGGATATAGAAATAAACGGAAAGAAACAAGCTGCATTATTTAGAAATGGTAAGTATGAACACACATTTACACCTACACAAAAAGATGAAGAAGTTAGATTATATCATATGGGATGTAACGGAAGTACCAAGATAGCAAAGCTGCAGCTAGAGCGTGGGACAGACGTTACATTTTTTGAACGTCCTTACGAAAAAGCAAACTCATTAAGTGGGATATTTAAGCAATTAAGAGACCTTGACATTGAAATGAGGGACGAAACAAGCGAGTTCTGGGGGCGTTTAAAACTTAATAACAAAGGTTTCTTAACTGAATTTAAAGAAACTGAACTAAACACTATATTAGCTGCAACTGCAGAGGGGATAAGCAACCAAGTAAAGCGTGATGTTGATAACGCTGTATCTAATTTCAATCAGAAATACAATGAAATATCCGCAAGTGTAAGCTCTTTTGAAAACGATGTATTGAAGAAATCAGAAGTTAGCGTAACAAAAGATGGAATAACGCTAGGAGCAGGAAAAAAAGTAGATGGAAAGACATTAACAAGTTTACTTGTAACTAATCCCGATAACATCCAAGCTATAACGGATAGGATGGTAATTACACCAACCTACGATAACATAGCTAATTTTGAAAAAAGAGAAACATTCAAATTAGATTCTAACGAGATGCAAATTACACCTTATATCACTCACGACAACCTAAAAAGAGGGGATGAGTTCGTTGTAAAAGGCTTGCTAGACTGGGAAGGACAACTAACAAACAATTTAATTTTACGAGTTGAAACGGTGTATAAAGACGGTGCAATTCACAACGAAGACTTTTTAATTCGTGAAAAAGGTAGCACGCAACAAGGGTTAGAATTTTTAGACAAAAATATACTTGTAGAGTGGTTAGGAGCAGCAAATAATAACGTAGAAAAGTATTGCTTTAAATTGTTAATGAATGAAAATACTAATCCTGTTACTATTTCAAATCTGAAAATCACTAAAAAGAAAGATGCAGAGTTATTAGTAGACGGAAGTATTCAAGGTAAACATTTAGGAGTTAGTACAATAGAGGCTGCTAATATCAAGTTTGGTGCTATCAAAGGAACACACATACAAGCAGAAGCGATAGAGGGAACGCATTTAAAAGTTGATGATGGAATGATTAATAAATTGATGGCTAATGAGGGATTCATTGACAATTTATTTTCAAAAAATGCTTTTATCAACAATTTAAAAACTGTTAAAATCAACACAACGCAACTAGAGGGACATACGCTAGATGGATTCATAATAACAGGACGTTCACAAGTTAGAATAGGAGACAATGGTTATTTCGAGCCATTCGGGACTGGTGTAAGGTTTGTATTACCTCACGAAAATAGACCAGATGCAAGCGGGGTAGGTGTGCAGTTCAACGCAACTTACAACTCACTAGGTAAGGGATTATCAGTGTTTAACATTACAAACATTCAAAATCCAAACGAAGCGAAACCTATATACGATGAAACATTAATGACTGTTCACGGACAAATTAAAATGGGATTCCCGTTCTTTGACAATAGAATTAAGAAATTCAGTAACTTGATGGGCTCTGTTGTAGTATCAAACGTTAGTAATAACAACCCTGTTCATCCGTGGGGATATAGAGGAAATCCGACCTACTCCAAAATATCGTGGATAGGGTGGTTATGGGGTGCAGAGGGTGGTTCAAGAATCATGTTCGGTTATCCATATGAAAATAACTCAAACTATTTTGCAGTAAGGATAGGAGAGACGTATTCTGACCAAAAACTAAAAGAGAATATCACCCCTACAGCTGAAAGAGCGTTAGACTTAATTGGAAAGCTACAGTTTAAAAGCTTCGGATGGAGAAAAGAGTATAAGGAAACTGGAAGCCAAAAACCTGTAAAATTAGGATTAATTGCACAAGATGTTCAAAGACTAGATGATTCACTTGTAACTAAAAGCCCAGATATTCTAGAGATAGAGCATTTTAGATTAAGCATGTACGCTATTAAGGGAGTACAGGAGTTAATGGAACAAAACAAAGAACTTTTACAAAAAATAGAAAGATTAGAGGAAAGAATCAATGGAAAATAAATTACAACCGATACATTTAATAGCGCAAGAATTAGCAGAATCAAAAATAGAACTAGCAAACTATAAAATAGCTTATGAGAACTTGCTTAACGAAAACAAAGAGCTTAAAGAATTAAAAGAACTTGTTAACTCTAACGAGCAAATTAAAGCTCTTGTGGAGAAAGTGAAAAATGAGCGATAGTCTAATTATAGGATTAAGCACAGGAGTTGCAGTACCTATATTATTACCTATTGTCAAATGGTATCTTGCAAAAGATAACAAGAACTTAGAAGAGATAAACACTAAACTTAATGAGATTAAGGAATTATCACAAAAGACAGCGACAGGAACAAAGACTATAAGTAGATATAGACTACTTAAAGATATGAACAGAATCGTAAAAAGAGGATATATCACATCTAAAGAGCTAGAAGACATAACTATACTTTATGAATCTTACAAAGAACTAGGTGGCAATAGTTACGTTTCAGACCTGTTCGCAACCTGCAGGAAACTTCCAATCAAGGAGGAAAGCTAATTGGATAAAATTATAAAATTACAATTTAACAACACAGTTAATAAGAGGGTAAAAGTTCGCAGTAATTGCGAGCTTTACTCTCATGACAAAAACAACAACGAGTTTGAGTTAACAATTAATAATTACACACTTACTAACGAAGAAATAATAATATTATTCAAGTTTGTTAAGAGTGTTAAGTATTGGGAAACGCAAGGAAGAATTGAAGATAACAAGATTAAGTTTAAGTTTGATACTAGCTTAATAACTGATAACGAAAGAGTAAACTGTTACATTATTCTGAAAAACGAAAATAAAGAGAGTGATGTTTACAGTTTTTCTTTTGATGTGAAGATGTCTGAATATGATTTAAAAGACAGCTTACCTGTTAAAGAGCGATATTTTGCTAATAGTGTAGTTGTTGATAAATTAGACGTACTAACAAAAGAAGTACTAGCAACAGAGTTAGAAAAAGCTAAAAATACATTTGCTTTAAAAACAGACTTATCAGAGTTTGTCAGAACTAGTGATATAACAGACGTTGTAAGAATAGCAGCGTTAAACGACTATCAACTTAAGAGCGAAATGCCAAACGTTACAGAGATAGTTAACAACACGATAGATAGCAAGGGGTTCATAACAACACATCAGAGTTTAGTTGATTATGCGAAAAAATCAGAGCTACCTATTGACTATGTATCAAACAGCAAATTAGAAGAACTTAAAACACAGCTAACAATAGATACTAGCAACTTTGCAACAAAGCAATCTGTTGATGATGTTGCTGCTAAGGTTACACAATTAGAAGCTAGACCAGTGACATCGAGTTATGATGATACTGAAATTAAACGTAAAATCAAAGAACTAGAAGAAAGACCAACAACAGCTAACATTGATACTAGTAACTTTGTAACAAATACACAGCTAGAAGACAAGCATTATTTAACGGAACATCAATCACTAGAAGATTATGTAACAAAAAATGAGCTGGATAATAAGCACTATTTAACAACACATCAAGATATTAGTAATTTAGCTACTAAACAGGAATTACAAGAGGTTAGCAACCGTCAAGTAACTATTGATACAAGTAACCTTGCAACTAAGCAAGAGTTAGAACAGGTTCGCAACAATCAACCAACGGTTGACACTTCAAACCTTGTTACAAAAGATGAATTAAGGGACAAGCATTACTTAACAGAACATCAATCGCTAGAAGAATATGCTAAAAAAACTGAACTACCTCAACCATATAACGACACGGATATTAAGAGTAGATTGACAACATTAGAGAATAGACCTGCTGGGAACGGTGGAGATGTTGACGTGAGTAATTTTATTACGAAGCAAGAGGTAGCAAGAGATTATGCTCCGTTATCTAATGTGGTAGAAATCAACAAACAGTTAACTGTGTTATCAAATAGAAAAGTGGAAGGTGGAATAAGTAGTGCTGAGATAGATGAGATAAAAAGTTCACTAAATAAAAAAATAGATAAAAATGAAATGCCGTTCAAGTCAACAAGTTTTACTAGAGTTGAAGATTATTTAAACAATACTAACGAGCATATACGATATGAAAACTTTGGACGATTATACACTGATACCTTTGGTAATCATTTAGTAGTTAGTGGTGGTAGAAAAACCGTTAAATTTGAAACTTTATTATATACAGTAGGGAGTTCGTTGCCTGATGCTTATGAACCAGACTTTGAATTTTCTGAGGGAGATAATATCAAGTTTATAACATCACGAAATATTCACAATTATTTACCAACCAACACCGGAAACACAGGAAACACAACCGAACTTGATAAGAGATTAAAAGTTCTTGAAGCTAAACAATGGGAGATACACGGACGAGGAATGCCGAACGGAGTAGTTACAGCACCCGTTGGAACAACTTACGTTGACGAAGCAGTCACTAATGGAGCTTTGAAATGGATAAAGAAAACAGGAACAGGCAACACGGGTTGGGAGGTTTTAATTGGAGATACTGGCTGGAAAACTTTACCGTCTGTGTCTAAATTAGGTAACTCATTTGTCAAAATAAGACGTGTTAATAATGTAGTATCTTATCAATTCGGAGGATTAAGCTGGGGCTGGTTTGGTATTGTCAGACGTGGTGGAGCAGGATATGTCCTACAAGGCTCTGACAGAGAACGAAATTGTTATATTATTCAAAATGGTGGGATTCCAATAGGATATAGAGCCGAAGCTTCACTTATTGGAAATATTTATAATGATAAAGGCGTTTCTTATGGGACATGGTATTTAGGAGGTAATGGAGATTATAACCAGTTAAGATTCCAATTCACAGACCCCGTGCCAACTGATAGAGATATTGGAGATATACGAATAAGTTCTATCTCTTATTTAACTAACGAACCATGGCCGTATAACTAGAAAGGAGGTGAACAAATATGATAAATTGGAAAGTTAGATTTAAGAATAAACGCTTTGTTTTAGCGTTTATAGCAGCTTTATTGTTACTTATTAAACAAGTTGCAATGTTGCTAGGTTACAATCTAAATACTGAAATGTTCAACACTAACATTAACGGAATTGTTGACACAGTATTTCTTATGTTAGGGCTGTTAGGAATAGTTAACGACCCAACAACAAAAGGCTTTTCTGATAGCGAACAAGCTATGACATACGACAAACCAAAACAAGACTAGTAATAGTCTTTTTATTTTACTTAAATTTAGGAGGAACAAACAATGGCAGAAATTTATAGCTCATATTTTCAACAAGGGATTTTCTTTACACCACCAAAAAACGCAGTACTGGGCGTTGTAATTCACAATGATGCAGGAGGGAATACAGCTAGTCAATATGACGGATTCTTAACAGATAGAGTTAATAATGGCACTCTTTCTAACGGATTCGCAGCATACTATGTAGACAGAAATGATGTGTATGTATTCCAACCAACTAACCGCCAAGAATGGCACACAGCTAATGCATATGGTAATGCAAACTTTATAGGTATTGAAGTATGTCAATCTATGACAGCGAGTGATGAGGACTTTTTAGCAAACGAAGATGCAGCATTATTATTAGCTGCAGAAGTGCTAGATTCTTATGGCTTACCTATTAATTCAGATACAGTTAAATTACATCACGAGTTTAGTGCTACAGCTTGTCCGCACCGTTCAATGAAGCTACACGCAAACGGAGGAGCATACAATGGAGCAGGTACTGAAGCGTGTAGAGAGTACTTTATAGATAGAATGAAAAAATTATACAGCGGAGAAATTAAAGTAGGAGATAATACTAACGTTGCAGAGGTTGTAGAGAAATCTATATTAGATGAAGATGTAACGCTAGAGAAAAGCGACACACCATATTATGAAGCAACAGTATCTATAGACTACTACTTAGAAAGTCAACCAGACTTATCAAGCGAGGATAAAGAGTTTGTAGCTGCTGGAACAAGAGTTCGAGTTTACGAAAAGAAAGACGGTTGGTCTAGAGTGAATTACAAAGATTCAGACCAGTGGATTGAAGATAAATACTTAACAGAAGTTGAGTAATATGGTATAATAATATATAGGACGATAACACAAACGAGAACAGAGAGACAGTTTCCTTTTGTCTCAAAAAGCCTGCCTTAATTGGTGGGCTTCTTTTTTTATGTCTAAATTTCCTTTACAACAGCAATTTTTAAAAATTTCTATTAAAAAATTTAAAAAAGTTTAAAATATCTATTGACAAATTATAACGTATGCGATATAATATAAATATAAAGAGATAGGAAAAGAGGCAAAACGACATGGAATACACAATTTACAAAAGAGGACAAATAACAAAATTTGAAGCAGGAGTTATTTACAGAGCTTATAAAAATAATGAAATTAATTGCTTACCAGAGTTTACTCAATGGATGTACAAAAAAACAGAGGAGTACATCAGATTAGCAGTTCAAAGATACAACCAAGATTTTATTACTTATGATAGAGTATATAGTGCAGTAAGATATATTTTAAACAACGAGTTCGATAAAGCAAACGAAGAAATAGAGCTACTTCAAGAAACTTTAATCAGATTAGCAACTAAAAACTCAATTTTTAAAAAATATCAAAAAGAAGAAGAATAAAACACTTGACTATATATATCGCATACGTTATAATATAAGTATAGAGGATAAGAAAAGAGGTAAATAAAATGAGATTCGGAAGTAGAAAATACAACAGTTATAGAAAACGTAGCTTTACAGCTACAGACAGTCAACGCAGAGAATATGCGAAAAAGATGGATGAATTAGCGGAACAATTTTCAAATCTTGAAGGCTGGAGCTTATCAAGTATGAAAGATAGTGCATATAGATATTATGACAACTACGTTGTAAGGTTATCAAACCATACAGCAGACAATAAATACCACGACATAGAGAATGGATATTTAATAATAAATATCAAAGCAAGCAAATTAGATTTTATACACATCATAAACAACAAACTAGATGAAATTTTAGAAAAAATAAATCAACTAGAATTAGAAAAATACAGATTCATCAACGTTACAAGTAGCAATATCAACTGTTATTACAAAGGTTACAAAACTAAAAAGGATGTAATTTAAGTTAACAAATAAAGAAAGAGGAGAAGATGCCTCTTTCTTTTGGATTAAATTTCTGTTATAATTATAAAGAATATTTAGGAGACTATTATGGCAAATAAAACATCACAAGCACAAATTAAAGCAACTAGAAACTATGAAGCAAGAAACAGAGAACAAACTAGAATTAATAGTTATAAAAGAACTGCAAGACTCTTTGTAAAGACTTATGCAAGCGAGGAAGATATGCAAGAGTTAATTAGAATTTATGAAGAGAATAAAGACAAACGATAAAAGAGGTATTTTTTACCTCTTTTTTATTTTGTCAATTTATGTTAAAATATGTCAGAGGTGGATATAATGGAAAGGTATTATTTAAATAACTACAACAATATTAGAATGTCAGAGTTTCTATTAAGAAATGGAGATATTAAGAAAGATAATCAAGGCATCTATGCAGAAGATGTAGAAGATTATAAAGATTATCAAGAACAGTTTGACAGCTTAGAGTATTTTAAATCTATTCAAAGTTTTGTAAATGCATTTGAACTAGAGTATATACTCTCAAAAGATAATTTTACTTATTATGCAAGAGTAATAGAAGATGATGCAGCTAATATATTTACGTTGATATACGAAAGTCAAGACGGAACAAAAGATATAAATATATCCGATGTAGTAGAAATAAGAAGAGGGGATATATTTGATTAAATTCAAAATCAATGTTATAATCTAAACATAAAAAAGGGCAGAAAAAGGACAAAGTCTTTCAAAATAGCACGTTTTATTGAAATGAAATGAAGCTAAAAACACGTTAAAACAAGCGTTTTTGAACACTTTTGAAATGTTGTGAAATGAAATGATTAGACTTCCCATATATGAAACAAAAGTAAA